AGTATTATCCTCTAATATTTCTATATCATATATCAAACCCAAATGAATAACAGAAATACTAGGCATTTCTGGGTCATAAACTTGTTCTAAGTTTTTGACAACTTGTGCCATGATTTCATTTCTTTTTTTATTCATATCTATATTTATATCATCAATTCTACTTCAGTTAAGATGATGAACTCCATGTCTCTATCTTTACAATACTCTATTGCATTTTTCCACTTTGCATCATTGACCGCCCAAGTACGAACCTCGTTAAGATATTTCTTGGTTTTTCGTGAAGGCATTTTGGGTGGTTTACATTGTGCTTTAGGTTTTACTTCAACTACCCACTTCTTATTACCTTTTGGTGTTTTTACCTTGACGTAAAAGTCTGGGAAGTATCGGTGTATTTTACCATCTATGGGTGAACGGTATGGTACGAAGAATTCTTCAGAACCCCATTCAAGTATCTTTTCATTACGGTCACAATACACCATAAATTTCCTTTCCCACAAACTTCTATAAATAATCTTAGAAGGGTCACCCTTGTACTTTTTTGGGTATGTTGGTATGTATCGTCCACGGTATGCCATGATTATTCACCTAAATAGTATGTAACTAAGGATATTTATAAAGATGCTAAGAGGTTTTCTAAACGAGATAAAAAACACTGCAATCAATCGTGCAACCAGTAGAGTCAATAATATGATATCTGATGCGTTGGGTGGTGGACGTAGTGACGGTTTACCACGGAATTCTGGTAGACTTGATAGAAGTAGTTATGCAAAAGTTAATCCATTTCAAGGAGAAACTATTGCATACCCAGAAGATTTAGGTTCAAACGACCAAGGACACTATATTATATTTAATATTAATGAACAATCAAATGCAAAAGTAAAATTTAGTCAAGGTAGAAATGTTAAAACAGCAGGAACATATGGTAGTGAGTTAAGTGGTTTACAGCCTGGTGGTCTATCTGGACAAAAAACATCTGTTAGTGTTCCAACTAACCCAACTAAAAGACTTGCAAGTTCTATTGTAATGTATATGCCTGCAACTGTAGGTGTTACACAAGCCGCTCAGTATGGTGAAGTAGAGATGGGTGCAATGGCAACTGCAGCCGCAAACCTCTATAAAAAAGGTTCTTATAGTGGAGTGTTTAATAAAGAATTCTTAAAAGCAGTAGGAACAGAAGCAGGAGCTGCATTTAGTGATACTGGTGAAATGACACTAAAGAAAGCCGCTGATACCTTTGCGCCTGGTGCTAAAGCTGCAATAGAAATTGCATCTGGTAGAGTTACTAATAATAGATTAGAGATGGTGTTCCAAGGAACTAGTAGACGGTCATTTAGTTATTCATTTAAGATGATGCCTAAGTCAGAAGCAGAAGCAACTAATGTGGATAGAATTGCAAGAATGTTTAGGTTTTACATGGCACCAAGTTTTGAAGGTGATTTAGGGTCTTCTAGAACATTCATTGTTCCAGCAACATTTGATATATCATATTACTATGCAGAGGGTCAAGAGAACCATTTTCTAAACAAAGTATCTACTTGTGTATTAGAAAGTGCAAATGTAACATATGGTGGAGATAGAGTACAATTCTTTAGACCACATTCAGATGGTAGTGGTGCTCCTCCAGTTGAAACTAATATAGAACTACAATTCAAAGAACTAGAACTCATTACAAGAGAAAAACTTGCGTTAGGATACTAGTATGTCATATTTTGATATGTTCCCAAACATTTATTACAGTGCAAAAGGTGATGGTAAATTTACTATCATGAAAGACCTTCTTTCCAGAGTAAAATTAATTGCAAATGTAAAAGAAAATATTTTAGGATTTGATTACTATGATATAAAAGATGGTGAAACACCAGAGATGATTGCACACAAATATTATGGTGATGTAAATATGCACTGGACAATATTAGTTGCAAATGATATCATTGATTACTATGAAGACTGGCCTATGAGCACACAGAAGTTTGAGTCATTTGTTAAAGACAAATACGATAATCCACAAGCAATACATCATTACGAAATTTCACAAACATCTGGGGATACAACTACAACGATTGATGTTGGTATGAATACAACTGATTACCCATCTGCAACTGCAATATCTAATTACCAATATGAAGATAAACTACAAGAAAAGAAAAGACAAATCAGACTTATAAGTTCTAGGTTTATAGATGACTTTGTAAAAGAGTTTGAAAGAAAAATGAATGAGGCATCCTAATGGCTGCAAAAAGTGAATTACAATTCGCTGGTGAATTTCTAGTAGAAGAATGTAAGATTGTTTCCATAACAGGCGAAATCTACGACATTATGGAAATTGTCGAAGAGATTAACGTATTTGAAAACATTTACACTGCATCAATTAGTGGTGATATTGTTATTAAAGATACAACGAACATTGTCAAAAACTTTCCTATTATTGGTGAAGAACGATTAATTCTAAAATTACAAACCCCACAAGCAAGTCCTAAACCAGAGACTACTATTGATTATACATTATCGCCATTAATTATCTATAAAATCAATTCACAATATGGCACTGGTGAAACAGCACAAGTTGTATCATTGCAATTTGGTTCTGTAGAGGGATTTAGAAACCAAACATCTAGAGTATCACAATCCTATAGTGGTGTTCCATCTACTATTGTAGAGAAAATTCTTAGGGATGAAAACTATCTAAGAAGTAAAAAGACATTCTATTACGAACCTACAGCTAACAATGCAAAGATGATATTTCCAAATATCAGACCATTTAAGTGTATTAAACATTTAAGTAATATATCTAATTCCAGTTTAAATAATGCATCACCATCCTATCTTTTTTATGAAACAACTAAAGGATATCATTTTAGAACATACGATAGTATGTGTAGAGAAGAACCAAAGTTTTTCTTTAAAGAAAATGTTGGTGGACAGTTAGATGAAAAGGGTGTTGGTAATGTCCAATTAGAATTAGATTCAATCGTTAATTATCAAAGAGTATCGTCAAAAGATACAGTAAAGAATCTTAATAGTGGTATGATTAGTTCAAAATTAATTACACATGATGTATATAATAAACGACTTGACTTGTATAAATATGATTACCTAAGTAATTTTGATAGGGATATTCATCCAGATAATGGGGAGTCCACACCAATTATTTCTCAAGCAAAAGACCCAGACAACGGTAAAGGTTTAACAGACCACGAAGATACTAAGTTATTCGTGGTATCGACTGCATCTGGTTATTCTTTTTCTGAAGGTGAAAATTATCCATATCAAAGTGATAATTTAAATCAAACACTTCAAAGAAAATCAGCACGAAAACAACAATTTGAGAATGGTTCTATTTTAAATGTTGAGATAAATGGTCAAACATTTATTCAAGCAGGGGATAAAATCAGTCTTGAGATTGGTGCAACTAGTGCTATCACAGATGATAAAGAAGACAAACAATTAAGTGGTAATTACATTGTCACACATTTAAGACATACCTTTACAAAATCACAAGAACTTAAACACAAGATTACTATGCAAGTTGCAAAAGATTCTGCAAAAGGTAATGCATTACCATCATCTGGTATACCTCAAAATAATAGATTAGGCCCAGATAAGAACACTGCAAAATCTGTTGACGTATCAGCAGGATATGCAGTCAACCAAGGAACAGTAACATAAGGAGACAAAGTAACAACAGTTTATATCATGTTCAACCATTATTTTTTAAGAGGAATGAAATGACAAATAAAGCAAAACTCAAAATGAAGAAATTTACAAACCTACAAAGACAAGAAAGAACGATTGAACCCATGAATGAAAAAGAAACTAAATATATACAAGAGTTGTTACAAAGGATTAATAATGAAAACATTCCAACAAATACAAGAGGGAGTTTACGACCCAAACATATTTAACGCAATCTTTCTTGCTGGTGGGCCAGGCAGTGGTAAGTCCTACGTTGTGAGGAAGACCACTGGTGGTCTTGGAATGAAGATTGTTAACTCTGATGATATCTATGAAAAAGACCTAGAAAGAGCTGGTCTGGACATTGGTAAACCAGAGGATATATTTTCAGATGAAGGTCAAGCAATTCGTCTACGGTCTAAACAAAAAACCAAAGCAAGACAATCTGGTTGGGTTGATGGTAGGTTAGGTATTATTATTGATGGTACTGGAAAAGATGTTACAAAGATTGGTAGACAGAAAGCACTGTTAGACCAACTTGGTTATCAGTGTGCAATGATATTTGCAAACACTTCACTGGAAGTTGCACAGATACGAAATAAAGAAAGAGCAAGAACCCTACCAGAGAAATCTGTAGAACAAATGTGGAATGGTGTACAAAAGAATATTGGTGCATTTCAATCACTGTTTGGTTCTAGTCACTTTATTATTGTAGATAACAATGAAGCTGGTGAGGACGTATTCCAGAAAGTGTATAAACGTATACGTCACTTGGTAACTAAAAAACCTAGTAAAAGACAAGCAAAACAGTGGATTGCAAACGAACTTAAGAAAAAAGATAGACGTTAAAAAGCGAATCACTTGTTGTTTTTATAACAAACCCCAAATATCACACAAAATCTCACCCTCGTAAGTCCTTGATTTATGAGGGTTTTTTGCATCTAAAAATAAAACTTGACTTTGCTATA